TAACCGCAGTATTGCCGCCACCTGAGCCCCATGAGGCGCTATTAGCTGTTACTGTAGCATATGTAGAATTCCAATTGGCACTATTAGCTGTTAATGTTGTATACGATGTATTCCAGTTAGCGCTGTTCGCTGTCACTGCTGCATTGACTGCAGCATTACCACTGCCTGATCCCCAGGAAGCACTATTTGCTGTTACTGTAGCATATGTAGAATTCCAATTGGCGCTATTCGTCGTCAGTGTTGTATAAGATGCATTCCAATTTGCGCTATTTGAATTTACTGCAACATATGCAGCATTCCAATTTGCACTATTAGTGTTTACTGTGCTTGTAGTATTATTCCATCCTGCACTATTCGCCGTCAGTGTTGTATACGCAGATCCCCAATTAGCACTGTTGGTATTTACTATTGTATAAGATGCATTCCAATTGGCGCTGTTGGTGTTTACTGTTGACGTTGTATTATTCCATATTGCACTATTGGCTGTTAATGTTGTATATGCCGAATTCCAATTGGCGCTATTTGCTATTACTATAATTGTCGTATTATTCCAGCTAGCACTATTTGATGTTAGTGTTGTATATGCAGCAGTCCAGCTTGCTGCACTATATTGTGATGCAAATAGTTGTGATAAATCAACCCCTGCTGATAATATTTTACCAGATGTATTGATTGAAACCCCTGATATTGTATTTCCGAATAACGCACCACTTAGTGCGTTAAAGTAGTTTCTTACGATAAATGCTTTGTCATATCCGGCCATTTTTTATTAAAAGCTACTTATACATACCAGATCATTATACATAATGTTTTAGTCTAATGCCCTTAAATTCTTTCGTCGACAGAGTATTCTGGGTTGTCGATGCTTTCAGTATGACAGCTGACGATGAAACAATCGCATCATATGAAATAAATGGTGTTGATGTATATACGATCGAATATTCAATTAAGTCTACAGCAGTATTTGATGGATTCACTATAAGAGATGAAAAATATAAATCGTTGGTAGACGTGTCTTTAACTTCAATTTCATATTTTATAGCACCGATAGACGACAATGCAAACGCGTCTAATACGTCACCTGCACTTAAATTTTTGGCATAAATGACATCAGCTACATTATCGTTTATATTGATATAGTCGTTTGCAGATGAGCCATTGCCTGTGGCGAACATGAATATTTTGCCATTTTTGAGATACACTGTATCGCCTTTATGAATATTCACAGAACCTAATTCATATGTTATGAAGCCAGTAAGAGTATTATAATTTGAGTTAAAATTATCAAAAGGTGTATCGGTAATATCAGCACTTATGCCTGACACTAACAAAGATAGATTAAGGATACTTGCAGATACCGCAGTGATCGAAGTTACAAAGGATCCAATAGAAGCGTTTATTTGATCCGTGAGCAACCATGTTGCACTATTGCTTGTTAATATTGTGAACGAATTTTGCCACGATGCGCTATTGGTATATACTACAGTCTGTGTGCTAGTATATGCCGCAGTCAGCGCCTCCAGCGCAGAAACTCTTCGTGTTAAAAATAGTGTCATCTCTTAAAGAAATTAGTGCGCGTTCCTTTGAATGTTTTATTCGTCATCGACCCCACAACTGAATATGCTGATAATGTTACTGTCACTCCATTGGAGTAAACACCATATTCAACTAATGGAGATCCTGATGTGTAAGTCAATGCATACTCTAATATTGATGAATCTGTGTTTGATGCTATAACTACGAGTTCTGAGTATTGTGATGCGCTCAGTGCGAGGTCATCTACTTGCATTGTATATTTGGCTGTATTGAATGATGACAGATTAAAAGTATTTACAGTACCATAATTTGATATATTCGTAATGTATATTGGTTGTATTGGATATGGATTTATCTCAAGATAATCTGCAGACAATGTACCGCTACTGGTTGTTAATAAAAATATACGACCGTTTGCGAGCTTAACTGTATCGCCTCTGCTGACATTGGCTGTGCTATATTCGTATGTTATAAAATCACCAAGAACACTGTACGTGGAATTATAATGATGATATTCTAGGGCACCGAGAGACGCGGATAGAGAAATTACATCAGCACTGAGCTGGGCTAACGCTGCGTTTGGTGTATTTGTGCTTGTTAAGGTATATGCGGATATTTGTATCAATGTAGCCGAATTTGCTAATGACAGTGCATATGCATTATTCCAACTAGCACTATTTGCGGATATTATACTATATGCTGCATTCCAATTCGCACTGTTTGCTGTTACTGTATTTTGAGTGGATGTGTATCCTGCAGTTAGCGCCTCCAATGCAATTACTCTTCCTGCCAAATCGTCGCAATTAACATTAAAGATTACTGCACCTCCATATTCAGTTTGTGCATATGGTGGTTGATATGGAATATAATTTTCATAATCATTTGTGCCAGATGGATAAGGATTATACGTTTCGAGAATGCTATCAATTGATAGCCTAGAGCAGCCACACTTTGATGTTGCGATTATATCGAATATGCCTTCTGTGGCTGGTGTATATGGTAATGTAAAATCAATTGTATTACCCACTGAATTGATCGTATATGCTGATATAGGAATTGCGTAGAATGGCGGGCATTCGCTTGATGTAATTGACGTTGTTACTGACGGATTCTCAGAGCATACGTTAATTGCAGAAGTTGCACTAGTATCTGGAAATAGATTGTAATAATTGTATGCAGATGTAGGGAACATCCCTGGCGTTGCACTTATGTATAGATTTGATGTAAAGTCTAGGTTTTGCCCTGTGATTTGGAAATTATACTTGGTTAATCCAAGATTCATCGCAAACGGCGACAAGCATCTAAGTTTAGGTACACCCTTAATAGAGAATGTAATCTTGTTGTCTTCTGTCGCGTTGATTGATTTTTCAAATGATTGGATATCGAGGAAGCAGTTGTTCATCGATGTAACAGATATCATATTTGTAACCACCTTACAAATATGCCCTTCATCTCCTATAGGTGCTTTAAATAAATAGCCCTCGATTGTAAATGAAGTGTCGAATCCTGTTCGAAATGTTGAATTGTCAGGGACGTCTAGTTCTTGATTAATCGAAATTTCTCCAGTCCATGTAACCTTTGTTCTTAATGTTTGTTTTGTACTTGGGTCAACGACATCGATGTAGATATATGGATCTGTATACGGAACCCAGTTGCTCATCAACTGAAGCATGTCTTGGGTGCTCTTTGTTATTACAGACATCCCCATCTGAACATTCACAGGTACTGGTTGTCTTCTTTGCTTGTATGTGCCTGAATCGTTAACGTAAAAACTTTTATCTATTTTATTTTCAACCCTTGATGAATCCCTCGAAATGCTTTTAATATACACCGCAATTGTCGGCATATTCACTGGATTTGGATTTTTATTTAAAATGTCATAGATCATTCTCTTTTTAGGAGAATATACAAAATTGGCATGTATATGATCTTGTGCGACCCTGTCTTTATTATAGCGCTTAATAATAACATCATTAAATGCGTCAATAAATTGAACAATCAAATCCTCTATTTCAAAATTGTAGGTATAGTCGCGCATTCTGTAATAAATATATTTACCGATGGCCTTTACTTTCAATCCTCAAGACGAGCCCTTTTCATTTAATCCGAATGATTCAGACACAAATCCTTATTCGTATGTTCCATCATGTGCTTCGCAGCCAATCAATGATCAATTAACATATGGCAGTTGGTTGAGAGATATCGTAAACTTATATGGCGTAATGATACGGTATTATCCTTATAAGCTTGAGCTTGAGCAAATGAATACGTTATTCGGCGAAGATCTGATGGCTGGATTTGGTGACGATACTACCTTCAGAGCGTATGTCGAAATAACCAAGAACAGTAATGTATTGAGCAAATTCGGTATAAAGACATCAGCGGAAGTGAGTGTCGCTATTCCATTTGATGTTTGGGATACATATTTCCCTAATGATGAACCCAAAACAGGAGATGTGTTTGTAGTAGTTAATACAGGATGTGGTCGTAAGGGCCAAAGAACTGCTGAAGTATTTGAAGTAACACAGCGTTACGATCGTAAGAATGCTGCTGGTGATTTCCTCGGCAGACATTATGGATGGTTTCTTGAGGCGAATAGATTTGAATATGCATATGAACCAGGAGCACCACCTGAAGCCGAAAACCCAGATGTTTCTGACGAAGAAATATTTGGTAGATTGTCAGGTGGCACTAATCCTGCGTCACCAGTGCCAGCGAAGGTATATGATGGTAGCGTCGAGGCGATTTCGGAGACCATTAAACCATATACAGACAATAGAGATTCCGTATTTGGTAATTACTAGGCAATAAAAAAGGGGAGCTTTGAGCTCCCCTTTTGATTAGCTTTGTTGTGCTTCTTTATATTGCCGTGCAAATTCGTAAACATGCATTCGAAGTGCTTTAACCATTTTCTCTTCTAAATTCCGAATGAATCCTTGATCCTCGGAGATCATATTATGATTAAAGAATTCTTCAGCTAATTGATTGATGAACTTTTCGCTGAATCTGATTTGTTGTGGATATCTGGTAACTACAGTTGCTTTGTATGTCTTGAGATTCTCGCCAATCGAATTTGCAAAATTTTGGAACGAATCAAACGCGACACCCATTTCTTCTGCACTTGGTGCCTTGTCTGTACGACCACTGCTATCGCCGCCATAATCAGCTCCGCCCGGCTTTGCTTTACGTGCTCTTGATAGTCCCGACTTTTGCAAACCTTTTAGTCCTGCCGCAACTGCATTGTATGCGTCATCAGCAACTTCATCAGAAACGCCAGCTAATGGGTGAGGGCCTCTTGGATCATCAACTTCTCTTTCTTCATCTCTTGAGTCGATCCAGCTGCGAACGCGGCGAAGAACATCTGCCTCATTTTTGATACCAATAGCAAATAATGTTTCCGCTTTGTCTTTGACTTTTTGCTCGACCTTCGCCGCTGGTACTTCTGGGATATCTAATTTAACCTTAGTAGCAAATTCGTCTTCTTTATCTGCTGGTTCTGGTAGATCTGGACCTCCTTCTTCATCCTCGGTATCTTCAACATCACCCTTTTCAAATTTATAAATAGAAATAATGGCATCTGGTGTCGTTTCGTAGTCGCTTGCCAATTCTACGGATAGCTCTTGGAATGATCTTGGATCGTCGGAGACGGCATCGAGTGTTGCTACCAAGTCTTCTACTTGCGCAGGCGAAAGATCGTGGCTAGGCGAAACTGCTCTTTTTGTTGCCATAGTCTTGCGAACCATTTGTGCAATTTCTGCCTTATCTGGTTCGACATCACTCCATTCTCTTTCTTGTGGCTTTGGTGCTTTTGTTGGTTTGCCTTCTTTGACCTTTGCGATAAACCGATTCAATTGGTTATCATGAAGCTTTTCTCCTGTAGCTTCTAATTCAGTACGCACTGTGGCGTCTCTTCTGATAGCTCGTCTAAGATCGGAATCTGATAATGTGGAATTTTGTGCGATGACATCTCTAATCGCGGTGTCAAGTCCGCCCGCAATCTGTGCCATTTCGTCCATTGTGCCATCATAAGATGATGTTGATTCTTTTAAAATTTTATAAAGTTTTTGCAAGTCCATAGAATTATTTACAAATATACTTCATACTTTGGAAACGCTGCGCAACAATTCATCTTTTTGAAACTCAGAAAGAGCTTCTCCTGATTCAGTATCTTCACTGAAACTAATCAAAGAACCATCCTCATCTCCAAACGCATTGCCATTTGGTTTAATATAAAGAGCAGCCAATTCCATTCTTTCCGATCTATCTCCAAAAATTTCAATTACAGCTGGGCAGTCCTCTGTTGGAAATAATTTGCCTTTTTTCTTCACATAATCCAGATTAAACGCTTTAAGGAATTGATCAATTTCTAACCGATATTCAATGTCAATATCTCTGTTATCTTTTGGCTCAACTGGAATTGGGGATGTATTAGAGATTGGAAGGAAGAAAATAACATCATAATGTTTGAGTGCTTGTCTTGCTTGGATGATTGTAGCCGTCACATCATTTCCAGTCACGCCCCCTTGTCCTTTAGCAGCAAGCCAACAAGTATACGCTAGATTATCAATAACGCATCTATCATGGATGCAAAATTCTTCGTCTTTGTTACTCTCTGCTTGTTCACACAATGCTTCTAAAATAATCTGTTGGCTATCTCTATCACCAGTGCGATTGAGATTAAGATTTTTTTCTTTAATAATATCTCTATATGTTTTTTCTGGTCTTTTATACATTGGCCAGCGATTCAAAAAGTCATTAATAAATGTACTTTTACCTGTGCATTGTGATCCTGTTACTGCGATTCTCATATTATTAGTCTGTTGATGGTCTGTGATATTTGATAAAAATTTGTTCTAGGAGTTTCATTAGTGCATCTTGTTTAAGGGCTGTGTCACAGAATTTCAATTCAATTCTTTCGCCCTTTGAATCATATCCTAACAAGATAAATGAGTCGAAATACTCAGCAAGATAGTTAACTATTTTCTGAGTATTATTTTTTATTTCTTTAACGCTTTTATGAATTGACATCTCCTGAGCAATCTGTACTTTGAGATCGTGCAGTTGCTCAGGAGATAAACTAAATCCCTCTGTTTGTAATTGACTCGACAACTCTTTCAATGACTTGTATAGGCCATAATCAGAGGGTTTAGCTTTTTTCTTCATAATTTATTCTGTCGACGTATTCGTCCCTTTTGCATTGTAAAGATTAGTTTTGTTGTTAATGCCGAATTTATACAACCATTCCATAATCACTTCCATCGAATCAGTCGACAAACGGAAGCGTTGTGGAACAAACTGATCTCCATCGTAGAATTCAAGATAGTTTTCATCTACTCCATCCAAATTGCGATACATAGTCGCAATTACTGAGGAATTACCAGGATCGATAACTACTGACCACGAACGTGGATCATGTTGAGCGTATCGAATCGGAAGTCGGTCAACAAGGTATCCGCTATCGCGGAGTCTTTTGATGAAGTAACTTTCGTTAGTTGGTTTGTTTTTATTTGCCATATATGTGGTGTTTGGTTAAGATTTAAGCGCTCTAAGCAAGTATTTGATTTCTGTATTGCCATCTCTGTAATAAAACATATATGCTCCCTTAGCAATATTTACCTTTGTTTGCACGTCATGTTTTAATGCGCTGATGATTTTAAATGTATCAATCGATAGTGGTGATGTTGGGGTCAAGTCGGATCCAATATATCCATCTGCTGCAATAAATGTAATATTATTGACACTATGATTTGCGGATTTATCATCCAAGTCAACATATACCTTTTTATTCTCTGCGTTGGTATAGAAATAAATTTTCCCTTTATTATCAGTAAAAGTACATCCTTTGTTAATTTTTGAAAACGTATTTGTGTTCATAACAAACTCCGTATCAAACTTAAACGCATCAATCATCTTTGCACTAATTTTCTCTGCTGCAGCTACTGCTGGATCCAAAAGATAGCACTTGAACTTGATTGTTGGAGATTCATAACTAATGAATTTTGATGTAATATCTAATACAATTTCATCTTCGTCAATAACATCGATTGCATTAATCACTTTGCGAATGTCTGATACATATATGACGAATGGCTCTTTAATGTCTTCCATTTTTACTGGTGTATGCTTTGCATAATAAATGCAAACAGCACTGGCGTCATGAGCTACGACATACAAATAATCCGATTCTACATGAATTGCACAAGAAATATTGGCGTCACTAATACGTGAAACTGGTAATAAAAAGCTACTGAAATTATCCTTTTGAACTTTTATTTTCATTTAGTTTCTTAATTGACGTTTGTATTGTTTTTAACTTAAGTTCAATTGATACTAATTTCTCGTAGATTAATGATGCAACATTATTTTTGCTAATATCCGCCTCATTCAGCTCTGGTGTATCTGGCAATGTTTGTGTTGGTATTAGTGTTGCCTCCACATTACTTGTTGCTTCTTTTTTGAGAAAAGATGCTATCGGTGATTTGCCGTTTGGATTGAGTGGAATCACTGGCTTGTTGCTTGTTATCATAGTCGCTTGTTTAGCAAAAGGATTTTCGATTCTAACAGGTTCATCGATAATATTTGGTTGTTCTACAGGATGCAAAACGACCTCTTTATCTTCTCGATCAACTGCCAATCCTTCGATCACTGGTCCTGGTGGTTTTGGTGGTGCAGTAATTGTAAATTGCGATAGAATACTATTCACATCAATATCTCTCCCATCTGTGATATTGCGCGAAGATCCTGTCGACATTTCACCAATACTATTCAGAGCACCAGAAATAAATGATGCCAATTTTGCTGTCGCGATCGCTTCATCTCTGCTTAATTCAATCATACTAGGCTTCTACTTGTTTGGGCAAATTCAACGAATTTATAAAATTCATTTCTGCTGTTGTTTGACGCTTCAATAAAAGCACCTGACATTTTTGCCGTGCGCATTGTTGAATTCTGTTTGATTCCTCTCATTGAACAGCAAGTGTGATTTGCTTCAACAAGAACCGAAACACCAAGATTATTCTCACAAAGATCATTCAAGAAATTATGAATCTCCATCGTAAGATTTTCTTGCACCTGCGGTCGCCGACCAAAATAATCAACTACACGATTAAGCTTGGAAAGCCCAATGACTTTACCATCCTTTTGCGGAATATATGCAACATGGCAATATCCAAAAAATGGCAGGTTGTGGTGCGCGCACATGGATACTACAGGAATATTCGTCTGACAAACAATCCCGTCGTAACTACCATCATTATCAAATGCTGTAATTTTTGGTGCCGGTTCAAAACATCCGCGAGCAAGATCTTCAACCCATGCTTTTGTAACACGAGAGGGTGTATCTTTCATATGCGGATTATTCTGCCAATCAAATCCAAGTGCCGTCAAGAAGCCACCATATGCCTTTTTGGCATCATCGAAATTATATTTTTGTTGTTTCATGTATATTAGAAAGTAGGGATTTCGAATTCTTTAAGAAGGGATTCCACGGTTTCATCGATGTCGACTGATTTTGTTTGGATTTCTTTCTTTGATTGAACCTCTGCAACAGCCTCGCGTACTGCGTTGTTGGTATTAACAACACTTGCAGGCGGTCCCGCATATTGACCAATTGCATCCGAAGCCGAATCATCGTCGTCATTTGCATATGAGATCACCGGAATTGCTGGTGATCTATTTTGATTCGTAAAATAATGCTCATTGAGCACTTTTTGAATTTCATCTGCTGTCTTCTTCGGTGGAAGCAACGTAGTCAAGTCTTGTGCAAGACCATAGATGTTTTCGATTTCACTTGCGGTAAAATTCAAATTGCGTTGCTTGCTGATAAATTTGCTCGCAACATATGTTGGAGTAGCTTCTTTGCCCGACCCCTTCATTTCACAACGAATGCGAAAATCTACTCCATTAGGGGATAGATCAAAAATACGTTTACCATATTCTTCGCTATCTTCACCAACAATAGCAGCCGACAAAATCTTGCTAATCTCTGCACCGTATCTCCACGGCTTGACTTGTCCGATATCTTTTTCATTCGGCGACTCAATGATATAAATATTCGCGTAATTCATCGTCTTCTGACGAAGAAGCCGTGCTTTATTCTTTGCTGCGTCAGTGCCGATTTTAAGCTCTGCAAAACGGGTTTCGCAGCACGGACAGATTTCGGATTTACCCCATGATTTGAGACATGGAACCGAAATATAACGACCATTCTGTCTCGACTCCCATCCATGATTCATAAAAGACATCATTGAGTTGGCTGGGTTTGGAAGGTACGGAATGAACCGCACAATGTACGTCTTGTCAATTTCTGGTTTGAACAGATTGTCGTTTTTAGGTGTTGAACTTTGAGGGGTTTGTGATGTTTGGATTTTGCTGAAGATTTCGTCGAGAATAGACATAATGTTATTATTTGGATGTGTGTTTTATTATAGTTGTTGGTTGTTTAGGATTCAAGAATTTTTTTAGTGTAGTTTTGTAGTGCTTGGTATAGTTGTTGTGTTTTTGGTTTGATATCAGATCTATCGTATTTAGTCTTGTGTGAGTACAAATTCACATCTCCGAGAAACAAACCAAATTCTTCTGGATGCAGCCCATTCATAATAGAAAATGCATCTGGGAATGCAAAGATGGCATACAGTGATACTTGGTGTTGTTTGATGTGCTTAAGAAAGGTAGATGTATATCCTTGCTTAAACTGGCAGTATTGTGATGCTCTAATTTTATTCTCAACACAAAAATCACGGATGAACTTAAATGATTGTATAGTGAGTGCTGCTTGTTGTGGATCATCTGGTTCCAGCAATGCCAAATACTTCATATATGACGTATAGTCTTTAATTGCTTTTGGTGATATGTAATACTCAAGTGCTATCCTGCCGTTGTGTTTTTGTGATTTGTGGATTTTATATGGAGCCGCAAAATAATCTTCCCATTTAATATGCGGGTGCTTACCAAAGAAATGGCTCAGTCTTTGTAGGTATGGATAATCCTCTCTACAATCAAAATTCAGCCAATTTTCTCTCAGTCTAAATGGCTTATTAATTTGCCCAGAAGTAGTAGCAAGCCATTTATTGTAAATCTGTTTTTCGTTTTCTGTCATTACTTTGATTTAATGCATATAATATTTTCTTTGATCTATTGACAATATCATAATTGTACGACATCTTTCTTACAAAATCATAATACGTAATATCCATGATATCACACATTATTTTACGCAATTCTTGATTTTGTATGAAAGAAATAATAATCGATGTAGGGCTTAAATTCTTATTTGATAAAAGACAAATCAAAGAACATGATTTGATATAATGTTCGTCGATTTCATTTTCTCCTAAAAATTCTGTTGATTCATAATCCTTTTTTGTTTCAAATTCCATGCCTGTATTTAGACAGGCAAAGAATTATGTCAACTTCAGGTCTTTCATCGCGTTGTTGAAATCGTCATCGTCAAAATTGGTTTCTCCTGATGATAATGTCTCTGCATCATATTCTGAAAGATGCAAGGTATCATAATCAATTTGGAATGCGGTATTACCATGATTAGGACCAAAACGATTCTTCATCAAATTAAGATGTAAAATACCAGCTTCCCGATCTTCATCTGTACACCAAATACCAAATTGAGCGTCAGCTGTCATAGGCAATCCCATTGATTCTCCCGTTGTCTCAAGTCCAGGATTTGCTTGATCATATGCTGATCTATTTAATTGTGTAGCCGAAATTACTGGTGCGTTGAATACATACGATAATGCTCGAACTTCTTCGGCGATTTTCTTAATCTTTTCATATGAATTGCCATCACCAGACCCACGACATGGAACCATCAGATTCAAATAATCCAAAATGATCGCATCAATCTTAATTCCTTTACGTACCAATTTTGTCAAATATGCTCTGATGTGATTAGCACTAATCGTTGATGGTGGAAACTCTTTAATAAAGAGCTTTGAATCCATATGATTTGAGGTGTACTCATTCATCCAATCTCGGAGTTCTTCTTTCTTCTCTGCAAGAGTATTAATTGGAATCCGAGATAGCTGCGCAGAAATACGCTTAGCATAAATCTGCTCAGGCATTTCCAAACTAATAATCACCGCACACTTACCTTGCGCCACGATGTTATTAGCTATATTGCCCAAGAAGATTGATTTGCCCACATTCGTAGTACCACAGAAAATATACAACGCTCTTCCTTCTTCCAAAAGACCGCCACCAAGCTTTTCATCAAGCCAATTCCATCCTGTCTTGAGGCGAGATTCTTTACGATCAAGATAATCCAAATGCTTTTCAAAGTCTTTGAAATACTCAAGACCAACGTCATCAATCAAAGACATTGTCACCGCTGTCTCAAGCTCCGCATATGCTGCAGTATAATCTACACTGCCTTCTTTTGCTAGTTGTGTTGCGGTCTTGCTCAAGAATGCAACAAGCGATCTTTCTTTCAAAAACTGCTCTGTATTCGTGAGCAATTCTTTTAAGTTAAATGTCTTGTCGATCGCTGTGAACTCTTTTAAAAGCTTTGCAAATAACTCTCTTTCCGTCGACTCTTTAAGCCTGACTTTAATTTCCGTAATAGACGGAATTTCATTGTGCTCATTGAAGAAGTCAACGATTGGAAAGATTGCAGCCTTTGTCTCGGGTCGATGAAACAACTCAGGTTTAAGGTGATCGATAATGCTTGCCAGATACTCTGAATTAAACAGAGAATGGTATGCAATTACAGATTCAAAAAGATTTAAATCAAGCTTCTTCGTCGTCTTCTTCGTCATTGGTGTCTAGGTCGGTGGTTGAGTATGTGAGTTCAGTGTCAAGTTTCTTTTGAAGATTTGGGATAATAGTGTTCTCCCAAAGCTCTTCATTCTTACGCCACTGTTTAAAATATCCGAGCTTAGTGCCTTCTGGCAACTGATATGTTGCGCCTGTTTGCTTTACAACATCATAAGCAATTGCCATCACTTCAAGACCCGAATATTTATCGAGGCCTGTTTTGAAATTAAGCTCCAATTCAGTCTTTAAGAATGGAGGAACTACACGATTTTTAACGGTCATTGCAGACATAGTAATACCACTGACTTTATTTGCAATGGCGATTTTTTTATCATCATCGTCCTCATCTTTATTTTGAGTCATTGACATCTGAACTAAAACAGTTGAAAGATAAATTGGTCCCTTACCACCACCTTGATTCTTAATCAATGATGGAAACATCGCAGATGGATCATCATAGATATGGTTTGTGAATAGAATTGGAACCTGTGCTTTCGATGCTTTATTGCTCAGTGTTCGCATAAGGCTTTTCATCGCTCTTGCTCGAAGACCCATATCTGCAGATTCTTTGTCTTTGGAAATATCTTGCAACTCTTTTGCATTGATAAGATTGCCAAGAGAATCAATTGCAAAAATAAATTTACCTTTCATTTCTGGATCTGCGATAATTTCATCCAGAAACTTAACCATATCATTTCGACATTGCTCAATCGTATCAGCAGAATTCCAAATGTAATTGTTAACATCACATCCAACTCCCTCTGCGGCTCTGCGATCAACAGCACCTTCTGTATCCCAGATGACCGGAATCATTCCTTGTTTTTGTGCGTTACCAAAAATCTTATTGATAATAAGAGTTTTGCCACATCCTGATGGACCAGAGAATCCTGTAATACGACCCTTCGGCACACCTCCTTCTTTGATCTTGCCGCTGATGATAGCATTCAGTGCATAGCTTCCCGTATCAATGAAGCCTGTAATAGTTGATAGGGTGCTGTTATTAAGGAACTCAGCGTCTGGATTAATCTTCTTTAAACTCTTGAAAGCCTTTTCTAAAATCGGATTCTTTTTCATGTATATCAATATAAGCGGAGGTGTGTGTTAAATCACATGTAATGTGCAATAAAAAAGCCCCTCCGAAGAGGGGCTTTTCGTTTTGGTTGGTTATTCGTCAAAAAGCTTGACAACCTTTGGATCTGAAACCGGCTGCACCAATGGAGGAGGTGCAAACATTGCTTCATACTGACCGTACAGCTTGAAGTCAAAGACAGCATTGTTACTGAGTGCAATCGAAGTCTTCGGATAATTGAAGATAATCGGTTCTTCAAGACTTGCACCGAACTCACGGAAAAAGGCGGGCAAGAGTTGCAATGCCATATTCTGTCCTTGTGGGACAACATGCACAACCACTGGATTCTTGATTGCCACTGTGGTATCGGTGTCCAAATGCGGAACCAATTCACCGAAACCGGTTCGGCCTGCAGGGTCGATAAATGCGACTAGATTTTCTTTGACAAATGTGCGGGTGTTTGGTGTTTCTGTACTCATAATTTGTATGTTATATGTTATATTGTGGTTGTTGTATATTCAACTATTATTTCTTGATTTTAATTCCTTTTCAACTGCATTGATAAATTCAGTGTGTGCTTTTGGTACTGATTTAAATTGAAATCCATATTTTCTCTTGCTAAGATCCTTATATACTTTTTCCAATTTTGAAGTACTGATCTTGCTAAGGTCATTATCTTCGGTGTTTGATTCTTTATATTCTTCTTTGCTTTGTTTTAACTTGTCATGTGCTTTTTCGAATTTTTCACGATCGTCGCCCTTATAGGATACTCCAGTCATTTTAACCCAATTGGCTACTCGATCGTAATTTTGTTTCGATGGATTCTTCTCAAGAAAATTCAAAACAAAGGATAGCTTTTTAGCTGGATCTTTAATATCTCTAGCGTCTGTGCGGACAATCTGCCATTTGATATCAAATTTATTGGTTTGCTTAGATTCTCTTAAGGTTGCTTCTTGTTCTGCAATGTTGATGTATTCTAAAAATGTGCTCATATACTAATTTATTCCCACGGAAATACAATCCATTCATCTAACTTCCATTCTGCATTAAAAATGTGCCGACACGGCCAGTCGCACTTTCTTTTACGACCAATCGTGGCGACAATGATTCGTTCGTGGAATTTGTCTGTATTGATAAACGATCTACACTCATGGTCAATTCTCCAGATAATATTATTAATGACTTTTCCGGTATCCAGGACATCATCAAATATAACCAAGTACCTTTGAGAATTAAACAATGAAAGAAGATTAAGACGAATTAGATCTGTTTCATTAATTGCTGGTGGTTTGAATTCAGTGGATGTCAAGTTACGAATGGCATTGACTGTCATGGTAGCGACAGGCCAACCCCCATAGTATGGTGCTAAAATTACAAAATCATTTAGCTTATCAGAGTAATCTGCAACAAGCGTTTGTGCCAATGATTCAGTGCTTTTCTCTACGTAGTCCCAAGATAGATAAGTCTTCATTGTTACCAGTGCTCCTGTTACAATTTAACCAAAATATATTTGACATAACTATCTGGGCTACCTTGTGGTACTTGCCAAATAGGCGTAGAAAGAGTGCTTGTAATATCTAGCCACCGATCGCCAACATCTGTCATTAGGTTGTAAATCTGTTCCTGCCATTGAACATCTAATGACCGAAATCCGTCATCTTTCATTTCAAGAGGTGGTAATAAAAAAATATGATCATATTGATGCATGGTCTCCACATAAATTTCATAGAACGATTTCCATTGCTTGAATGAATATTTGCCAACAAGATAATCATGCGTAGCGTACGTAAACGCGTCTAATGCACCTCTATCTGTAATAAACTTCGGATGTCTATAGATATTGCGATGATGCTCCTCAAGAATAGTCATCTGAGATTCATAATTCGAATCTTGATTGATTTTAATATTCTTTTCTTTCACCAGCCTTCTTACAGGCTCATCAATAAAATGATACTGGTCAAAATTACCGCACTCTTTAAGTTTGCGCATTAGAGTGCTTTTACCTGCACATTGAGGTCCACTAATACAAATTTTCATTCAGTAATATATCTAAAGGTTTTTATGTTATCAAGTATAATTTGAAGTTGTTCATCAGAAACCTCGCTATGAATCAAATCATTCATTTTGATTTTCTTCTTCTGATAAATTCCTAATGCGTCATATTTAATACCAAGCAATCCGTGTAGAATTGGGCTTGATGTGTCTACGGAATTAATATCATTATATCCTCGATACCCCAATTCAATTGGTAAAGAACATCCGAGCAAATGATGATAGCAATCGGATTTCCACACTCCAGTTTCTTTAAGATGTTTCACAAATTGAATTCGGCCATTTGCTTGATCCCAATCTCTAGTCTCTGGATCTTTAACAAAGAAATCATGGTTGAATCCAATGGCGATATTTCTAATGCCGTTTTTGTAATATGCTACATAGCACTCAGTCAGCTCATCCATTGATTGACCTTGCACAACTGCCATTGGCAACAAATTACGAGGAGATCTGTTGAATTTATCATGATACGTCGACATCCAAACCCTCGCATTATGAATGCTGTCTACTTTATCTCCAAGAACATCTGGCAAGATGTACCTAGTAGGATTCAATCCCTGCACATGTACTGCATATTTATCCCAATCAAAAGCATGCCCTAGTTCAAATATACTGTTATCAAGTATTAGCTGATTTGTTGGGTTTCTTGTGTTGTAGAAATGGTCTTTATATTCTTGTGATTCATCTAAAAGATGAACTAGAACATATTCATAGTGCGTTACTTTCTGTACTTGTTTTAATATTGCTATTGGTGCTTCGTGTGCTATTTTCATAAGGCAAAAAGATCTAAAAAATCACATTGATATTGTCTGCTCATGTCTGGGATTTGCCAGCCGATACAACTATACACTCTTTCAATGCAAGGTGCAACGAGCTTCTCAAACATTTTTTCTGTGTCAATTTTAATATCAAACTCTGGTGGGATTGTGTCATTAAATCCAATGCACTTGAGTCCATATTTGTTTTGAGCTGTGTACACATACCGAATCTTGGTGCCTGAAATGATCGGCATGTATTTTGATTTCAAATTCAATGTATTGATTAATGTATTGAAATAAATTGCTGATTTGACATGAATAGGAGTATGCAATGCAATATTGAATCCATTTGATTGAGAAGCATATTTCTCATAATCCTTAATCGATGATCGCAATGCAATATCATCAATCGGCAATGTCTTGAAAGTCTCGTAACATTCTCTGTACTTTGCATCTGTAATCACACGATCTTTTGATTTAAACGCGGTCGTGATGATATCCTTCATCAACTTCTTAACTGCATTTGAATACGTACTACGCTGCACTTCAACTCCTACATATTTGTATTTGTGCTTATTTCTTTTACCATCATATCGAACACTGAGAATATACCGTTTCTTTTCCAAGAAAAGACCAACATCACAAATTGATTCTCTCTTGAAGAAATATCTCGGGTCAACTGAATGTAATGTATTGCGTGCCCAATGATTGATTTTGTCATTAATGAATGTTTGCAGTGTATCTGTTGCTGCTACACATTCTTCTGTAACATCGCCGTTTTCTTTTAAGATTGGAATATTATGTTTTACAAGATAATCCTTCATCGCCAAGTAAATGGAGTTATGGACTAATATGCTATTGGCAAAGAATGTATGTTCGGTGTCATCGTCCATTTCAATGTCATATACATACTCATCATCGAATGATCCTATTTCTTCGACTTCTTCAATGTCGACTATTTTAAATGCATTTGACATTCCACAAACAACCATTTTATCTGTTTTACGAATATCTGAAGGTGAAACTCTTAGTAATTGCCCATCACGATAAACCATACAACCATGGTCTTCGGTCATAATGACTTCTTTTCCGCCTGCTTTTATTCGGTATTTCTTCTTGGATACTTTGTGTCTGATGATATTTTTAATATTGCCGTATTTGACTTCCTTGTTTTTAGAGTCAAATGTCAATGATTGTAAATTGCAGTTCTTGTCTATCGGCTGTATTTCATGTCCGCTATCAATAATCAAAGTATCTTCATTTTGGTATTGGTCAAAAAGTTCGCCAATCGTTATGTCACCTTTATTTGTGTTAATGATCGTAGATGAAACGCAACTATCAGTATCCCCATAGATAATGTAATCCTTATCCGGCAAGCCATTTTCCTCGACAAAGAATTTATTAACAATCGATGCTGCTTGTTTAATAACCGCCTGCCCTGTTTCCGTAATACTTGCAGCCATATCAATATCATAGAACGGACTGTATTTGTTCGCATAAGTACCATACGCAGAATTCAAGAAAATCTTGATTGTGTACTGCATCTGATCCAAATGCTTAATCTTATGTTTAATTTCTGGTGTTACTTGTTGTGATTCAAGCTGTTCAATTTGGTTTTGGATAACAACCCGTTCTTGATAAAGAGAATCAATAAAAGCCGGACAAATGCCTTTGACATCTTGACGATACAAAACACCTGCTTGTGATAATGCAAGCCTTCCTTTTGTACAAAATTCCTCAAGCTGGTCTATGGTAAATACTTGTTCTTTTTTGTTGATAAATCTTACTTTGCATTCGGTATCATCCCTGTAAATGATTTTACCGATTTTTGTTTCCGGTGAAAGATTCAGAGTGATGATCGTATTTGGATATAGGGAGTTGGCGTCAAATGATACAACTGCTTCATTCAATCCACGCTGCGGTTCTCTGACATATCCACCAACATAATCCTCTTGTGTTGCAACTGCATTGAATGTCGGAATGATTTTATTCATGCGATTAGCTTCCTTGCACATCGCGCCCGTCACTATCATAATTTTACCCAATGAGTCTTCGATTTTGGTAAATCCTTTATAAGCTAAGAATCTCGCAATAGTAACATAATTCAATTTTTCATCCAACAATCTGACAAGATTTACGTCATGAATATTGTAATGAACAAATGAATTCCAATCGCTTTCGGCAAGCGCTGCCAAATCCGACGCATTGTGAGCCAATTTACCAATTTCAAGCTCTGCTGCTGCAATGTTGTTAAGAGAATATGAATCTTGTTCGCCTCTACTAAAGGTCTTGTACAAGTCCATATAATCAAGACAAGTCATTCCTCGAATATACCACTTATTAATTTCTCTGCCAAACTTTGTAGCAATTCCTTGTCGAACATAAAGCTTGCGCACAGGAGAGAGCATCTTTGCATCATCCTCTCCCAAAACATAAGAAATCCGATTAATGATATATGGAATATCAAACCCTTCAATATTCCATCCCGTGACCGCATCTGGATAATCTTTAGACCAAAACTCTAGGAATTTTTGGAGCAACTCGGTTTCGGTTCTACAATAGGTATAATGGATTCTCTGAACATCCAACTCTTTAATTCCTTGTGATGAGAACGCGGCGTTGATGCCAGATTTTTCGTACGGATGTAAACCCCAACTATAAAAGCTTTCAGATATGTTATCATAAATTGTGATTACGTTGATTGGATGTTTTGCTTCGTCTGCTTCTGGAAATTCTGACTGATGAGTATAGCATGAATTATGATATGAAGTCCATTCCTTTGTCTCTTCGTCCCAGATTTCATATTGCTCAAGTATTTGCTGATTTCCACGGATTTCACCCAGTGTTGTTTCAATTACTTCATTTGAATTCTTGGCCTTACGCATTTTGACTTTTTTATCATTTTTATACTTTGCAGTATAAACTTCAATATCCAAATAAAATGTTTTGAATGGCAAATGAGACCAATCAAATTCTTTATCGCGATAAAGATCAAGTAAAAATTGCTGCTCCGCTCTTAGGTTGTAGAATACACGCTTGATGCCTGCATCTTTTACATATTGATTTCTTGCCGATTCGTTTTTGAATACAATCTTTTTAAGGTTGGTATTGAAGAGACTTTTTGCATCATACTGAGCACTGTTCGTCTCTACATACAAGAATGGCTCATACTCAAAATCATACATTTTGCGTTTGCCATTTTTATCCCAACTCCACAAGAAAATCTTCTTGCGGCTATTGTCATAGTAAACATTTCTCCACATGAGATATCATATCATGTGGTGGCTCATGAATCAAGCAAATTATGTATTGAATCCGTTATTGGTAATCGCAGGTCTATTTTCGTTTGGCATCTTGAACAGCATCTCAACATGTTCATCAAGATGGTCATCTAGCCATCTCTTCTCTGCAAATTTGCGTGCCTTCACTGATTGCTTAAGGTATTCATTTCTGTCTTTAAGTAGTGTTTCTAATTTAGAAATCATTTCATCGCCTGTCTTGAATTTAAATGGGGCGTGCTGATATGGCTCCAAGTCTTGATATACACCAGGAATACCCAGAGCGCCGGCTTCAAGCATTTTGATATCAGATTTGGCGCGATTAAATTCATTGCGAGCCAGTGGTGCGATTACAGCGTTGATACCAAGCGAACCAAATGTTCTTGGCATTTCGTAAATGTTCACCCACGGCACATGAATAATTTCTTTGCGATTTACAAAAGGCAACAACTTCATAGGAATACCACCCATAAACACCCACTGGAATTTGTTGCGTGTTTTGATGATCGCCTCAATGACGTGAGCAAAGTCATCTTGTTGGTCTGCAGTATTTGCTGGATCGAAATGAGTGCCTGATCCCATGTATCCAATTATCGGTTTCTTTTTGTTTTTGACGTAACCCTTGTCAATCTTGATTGGATCATAAAAATCATGAAGCCAGAATTTGGGTGCATAATTTGGAATAACATTGATTTCTTGTTTGCCTGATTTTTTCTTATAGTAATCTCTCATGTATGGAGAGACTACACACATCTCATCACAGAGATTAATAATTTCTATAATGTTGCTTCTGATCTTTGGATCTGTAAATGCTGGTCTGCTGGTATTGTACAATGGGATGTCTTCAGAGAATACGACATCATCCACTTCATAGATTAATTTAAAACCAAATTCCTTTTGCAAGTCTTTTAAGAATTTGACAAACATGAGCTGTTCATTAGTTGCTTGTCTTTGTAATTTGATGGCATTTACTGGTCTATAAAAGTTTGGATCAGTATTCATCTGAGTCAAACCATTGACAACAGATTTATTATATCCATTCATCAGTAATTCAGGCCACGACATTCTCCATAAACCGCAACCACCATAATCAGCATAGAAATGAATAGCTCTTTTAAGACCCGTGCCTGGTGGTTCAGTAGTATTGACAACCGGCTGAGAGTTTCTCAATTGCTCCATTTGTTGATTCATCCTGTTGCGGAAGAATTCTGGATTGTAATTTCCAAATGCGGGTTTGCCAAAAACGCTACCATGAATATGTGGCTGAGTATTAAAATGCATATAATTTAGAAATTAAATAGTGGCCATTTCCCTCAATGTCAATTCAGTTATGCCATTTTTTTTCTCTAAAAAGATTACATTAGCGTCGTTCATGAGTGTTGCATTTTCTTTTCGGTGCGTAATGATATACATCGCTTCACTATATTTTATGGATCTTTCTCTAAGCATATCTAGAACACTAGTAACGCCTTCGCTGGATAAAGCAGAATCAATTAGTTCATCATACACACTAATGTTAATCGTTGTATTAGACTGCAACCGGCGAATGTCTTGGAATGTGAACAACATTGCAAGATCAATTCTTTTTCTTTCACCGCCAGAAAAGGATTCATAAGAACACTCAATTCCTTTATCATTGATAATTTTCTCTTCGAATACGTCATCGAATGTGCATGTGCATGGTGCGTTTAATGCCTTTAGATAATGAGCAAGTCTTGAATTAAGCAGCTTGAGAATTTTTTTGACAATAAATTTCTTAATACCTTCTTCGGATAACAAGAACTTGACTATTTCAAGAATTTCAATTTTCTCTGCCTCTTCTTTGACTTTATTTTCGATTGTGTTAAGATGACTGACAGCGGTATTGATTATTTTCGTAAAATCATCATCTTCTAGATTTAAATTAGCCAAATCACTTTCAATAGTGGCTGTCCAATTTCTTAGTTGATTAATGCGCGACTCTATGCTTGATTTTTCGCTTTTCTTTGTTTCGACGTAAACCAGCTTTTGATTAATTTCATTCAATGCATCGCTACATTTTATTAATCTTGATTCAATTTCATTATGCACATTAGTCCATTTTGTTATTTGGAGTGTATGTTCTTCTATTGATTGTTTTAATTTTTCAATTTCATCATCTTGGTTTTTAATGTCAGATTCAGTAAAAACACGCAGGCATTTATCACATGAAGGGCCATGATTGCTGATATGTGCTATCCTTTGTTTGTGTATCTTTATTTCAAAGCCAATGCGTGTTTTATTAGTCAAAACAACATCTTTAGTTTTTCGAAGTTCTCCTTGTTTTTGCTCAATGAGTTGTTTATTGATTGCCAACTTTTCTGCATCAGGTATTACGATTGAATTTAATTTTTCTGTTAATCTACCAATTTCTGCTGCATTTGATTGAATGCGTTCTTGTAACTCTGTGACTTTGCTTTGTCTTCTTTCAATACTCTTTTGTGCCTGCTCTTCGTATTGAGCAAGGGTTTTTTTCGAGTCATCTAATCTACTCGAAGCCACTTCAAAATCTTTCTTGGTTTCGGAAATAATCTTCGAATGAACCTTTGCCATGTCAGTGAAGACACCTAGATGCAATATGCTCTCAATGAATTTTCTGCGGTCATTTTTATTCTGATTCATGAATCCGATAGAATCATTGAGCGTCATAATAACCGCGTATTTGAATACATCTGCAGTAGCATTTATGGTGCTCTCAATCACATTATCAGTCTCGCGAATATTCTGCGTTATGTCAATGCCATTTTTATACAGCTGCATTTTCGACGGTGCTAATTGCCGCATAAGGACGTATTCATCCTTATTGTGATTGTCATATACGTCAAATGTAATGACCGACTTACAAGGCTTTCCTGTGAGATTATTTGCTATCTCTTTTTTGTTTAGCTTTCGGAGGGTATTGCCATAAAGCGAAAAGAAAAAGGAGTCGGTAAACAATGCAGATTTACCGACTCCATTTGAACTATTCTTATCGTGATTGTAACCCGTAATGAAAGTTAGGCCTGGTTTAATATCAAGCTCAACCCATTCATCCCCAATACTTAGAAAATTTTTGATCTTTAATTTTTTTAAGACGACGCGCTTCATTGTGATTAATATAAATCACGACGTATACATTTTCAACATTTGAGTTGTGTTTTAATCCAATTGTATGTATTTTCAATGCCTTTTGATAGGCTATAGTTTGGTTTCCAGTTAAGCATTTCGCCGATCAATGTATTATCCGAATTGCGTCCCCTGACACCAGTTGGTCCTGGAATGTGTTTCTTCGCTAATTGTTTATTTTCAATAGAACATGCAATATCAACTAGTTGATTGATTGTAACCATTTCTTCAGATCCCAAATTGACTGGACCAATAAAATCCGACTCCATGAGACGTCGGATTCCTTCGATGCATTCATCGATATATAGGAACGATCTTGTTTGATCACCATCGCCCCATATTTCGATTTCAGTTGTAGCCATTGCCACCTTTCTACAAATGGCCGCGGGTGCTTTTTCTTTTCCATTATTCCATGCACCCAAAGGGCCATATATATTGTGGAATCTTGCAATTCTGACATCTAAATTATAGTTTCGATGATATGTTAAATACAGTCTTTCACTGAATAATTTTTCCCAGCCATACTCAGAGTCTGGTGCTGCTGGGTACGCACTATCTTCCCTGCAATTCGGATTATTAGGATCTAATTGATTATATGCGGGGTATATGCATGCACTGCTCGAATAAAATACTTTTTTGACATTAAACTTCACTGCGAGATCACAAATATTTAAATTAATCATCGCCGAATTATGCATAATATTTGCGTCATTTTCACCAGTAAAGATGTATCCAGCTCCTCCCATATCAGCCGCCAATTGATATACCTCATCAAATGATATCTGTGTATTATCGTGCGCTGTTTGGTGTGGTGGGGTTATTATCGATGAGCATTTATTATAATCTCTTAAATCTGCGATTACAAATTCGTCTGCATCTGTCTGGGAATATTCTGGGTATTTTAGATCAACACCCCTTACCCAATATCCTTCAGATTTTAATCTCGATACCAAATGATTCCCAATAAAACCACCAGCGCCAAGAACTAATGCTGTTTTATTCATTTTGTTTTGATAAGTTGGTATTCCCAAATGGTGCTATTTGGAGTTTCATATTCATTGCAGAATGGTTCGCATGATTTGACTTGCCACCACGGCACATGCTTCCGAAGCCATTGGGGGCTTACTGGTTCAACCCAATCATTACCAATATCTTCCTTATTGCTATTAAAATCATACATCAAAAATAAACAATCGTCTGTTGCATGCTTTGCTAAATTTTCGAACGCTTGAATTTTAATATGATGTGGCATGTGTTGAATAACCATCGACGTAAACATGCAGTCATACATATCATTTGTTTTAAAATTTTCTAACTCTGCGTTAATAAATTGCAGCGTCTGATTGCTGAATTTTGCAATAGCATGTTCGATTCTATTACTGGCAAAATCAATTCCAGTTATAGTTAATCCTTCTCTTTGAAATTCTTTTGTATAATATCCACTAGCACAGCCAACATCAAGTAAATGTTTTTTGTTAACAAGTACCTCATTTATTCTAGGTAACATTGCTTCTTTAAACCAAGAAACCGGTCTTTCAGGATAACCATCATCTAATGATAGATAATGTTCTGCATCAAATATATTTTTTCTGTTGTCCATAAATTTATTTTGGGTATATAATTACCACACCACGGCCATATTGTGTGTAATCTATAACATACTCGGTGTTTATTTTTTTAATAGATTCTTCGAACTCGTCGCGAGTCGGCCATCCTTTAGATCCTAAATCAATACAATCATCAATTAAAATAATATGATCATTTCTTTTTGAATTAGATCTAATAGATTCTAATTCTTGTATAACTGGAGAGTGGTCGTATGTATGTGCGTCCAATAAAATTACAAATTGGTCGGAATTATTTTTCGCTAAAATGTCATTGAGAAATGGAACCGAATCCCCCGTGTGAAATGCAATATTCGGATGCAGAATGGTCAATTTTTCATAAATATCTTGTAATTTTGTATTACTGTTATAACTATTGTTATCTGTGTATTTTTCTGTTGTGTATACCTTTTTGAAGTGGTTTGAGAAAATTTCTGCAGTGAATCCTTCGTAGGTGCCTGTTTCGATTGCAAGATCAATATTTTTCAAAGAAGGTATTTTGTCTGAATAAATATACAAAATTTGCATGAATGGATTTGGTACTTCTTGGCACCATGAATGGTCTTTTACCCTTTCCCATCTATGATCATCTTTGTTGTAATTTACAAACTCCATATTTTGTCTTTATCTATGTGTCAGCACGACATATCCTTCGTCCCTAAAATCTAAATCAATATTAAAATATTCACTAAATGTGCTTTGTAAAAACTCCATTAAGTTAAAGTGCACTAAATCGGTGCGTTTGATATCGCCTTTTCCTATTGATTTCAAATGTCCGTCTACATCTGCGTATTGTATTCTATGGTCGACCTCGAATATTCTATAGTCATCTATTATTATAACGTCTTTATATTCGCTTGCTCTGTTCAAAATACCTTTGAGTTCGTTTAAGAGTGGCATTTTAGTATCATTATTTTTTTCCTCATTGTATTGGGTATATCCCGCATCCGCCCCCGGAAAGTGTGCATCTAGAAAAAATAATGCATTGCCTTTTACTTGAGTGTTCAAATTTTCTATTCCTTTGCCGGAATCCTCGTTTAATATAACAATTCTCTGGTCGTTTATAAATCTCTCCTTTGATTTTTCATATAGCGGTTTGTACACTTCAAAAGAAAATATTTTTTCGAAGTCAAATTGGGCGGCATGTGCAACGCTATCTCCATATAAAGTTCCTGTCTCAATGAAATATGTTAAATTATATCTGTCTTTATATGATTGTATATCAAATCGTGTTATTGACCCCATAAATTTATTTATTATATATTTTATGTTCAGAGTCATAAAATATCCACGGTTTGTTTTTGTATATCTTTACATAGTCAATAAAATCCTCTGAAGTATTTACATTGCGGGCAAACATGTGATATGTATTTGCTTTTGTATCTGTTAAACAATCAATTAAATACGTGATTGACGTTTCCATCACATAAATTCCTTTGGCGTTTTCTATTACTTTTGACCAATCAAAAATTGAATATCCGTCGTACTGTTTTAAACTAACTATTTTGTTATCGTCTTTGGGGTAAATTATTTTGTGTATGGATTCGTAACCAGGCGATCCAATATTTTCGTTTACTAAAATATATTCATCGCCATCATTTAATCCCAGTATATTGTAATATAGTGAATCTTCTTTGTTTTTATTTCTTGTAAATTTAAAATAATCATCCCAAACATCAAAATTTAAATTAGCTAATTTATATTTCGATCTCATTACTCCTAACCCGTCATATTTACACCCATCGGTTGTAACTACTATGCAGTTTTTATATTCTTGTATCGAGCATTTAGGGGTATCAAAATATTCGTTTTTATTTGCAAAGTCGTCGTCGATATTGACGAATTGTATTTTATCATGTTCAATATATCCCTTAATATTATTAAATGCGTATGGATGCAAAGGCCATATGACGTCATGCCCTTCTGATGCATAGTGATGTGCTATTTTTTGACAAAAAAATACGTCGCCTAAGCCAATGGGTTGTTTGATTAAAACTGGTTTCATATGTGTAATTTATTGCATATCCAATTTAATATTATTTCTGGTTTAAAACATTCCGGTGGTTTATTATCTATAAAATTATATTGAGATATGATATTGCTGTAAAGCGTTTCATTTTGATCTACTTTTATTATGTACTCAACTAAATCATTGACATTATTATATTCATTTGCATATATGATTGAGTCTTTGTTGATATATTCTTTAAATTGTGCACCACCTGAATAAATTGGTATGCATTTAACTGATAGCGGCTGGATTATTTTTTCTGTATTATATCCATGATGGTATGAATTCTCGTATGCTATTGTAAATTTATAATTTTTTAACGTGTTGATTTTGTCATACTCCGATCCTCTAAGGTTTGATCCCATATTGTTATATAAATTACCATAGCTGTCAACTCTTTTATAGTCGTTTAACTTATTGAACAACTCTATTCTGTCTGGAACTGGGTTATTATTTATAAAGCAACAGAAATTTAAGTCAATATTTATTTTTTCTTGGCTCTGCTCACATAATTTATCAATTGGAATACTATATGTTGGGTTTGACGGGAGTGGCCGTGGCTGATCTTTATCGAACCAGTCAACAAATAATACCCATAAAGGAAAATAATAATTTGTATTACTATTTTCAAAATGTGTTAAAGTTATATCGGCCTGAACTTGGCTTGGATGTTTAAAATTTGGCCCGATATTTTCTCCACAGAAATAAATTTTTTTACAGTTGTAATTTTTATTACTGTCACCAAAGCATGAAAATATCAATAGGTCAGGATTGTTATCAACAACAACATTGAATTTTGTGCTTAGTAAATCGAAAAAATAATTATCATGTGAATTAAATGTATATTGATCGTATCCCCACATATCCGTAAAAAGTATTTTGAGTGTTGGTTTCATTATAGTTTAATTGCCCAATGATGAAACGACAATCTTTGAATTTGTGCCTTGCAAAATTCCCGGTTCGGCATAACATGACTTAAGCTTTTCGTGTATAATTATATCATTAAGTTTAAAGTCAAACGCTTTTTGATTGTTTAATAAATAGGGATATATTATTTTGCACGCATCTAATGTGAGTAAATAACAATGAGCACATCTCGATAGAAAATTATCTTCATGGTATACACATTTTCCTGGTAAAATGTTTGTTGGTTTTATGTCGCAGCAGGTGCCTAGGAATAATATATCTCCATTTAAATTTTCAAATTCAAATATACATTGGTTAAGATGTGATAAAAAATTATCTGGCAAAATTACATCATCTTCAAAAATTACAATATAGTTATAATTGTTTTTAATTTGTTGTTCGAAGCAATATTGGTGTTTTAAATAAAGTGAATATTCCTGTATATTTTTAAATGAATGATCTAAAGGAAATTCAATATCATCCGGACTAAAGAGAACAACCCACTCAGCATCAATATTTAATTGATTAAATGTTAGTTCCAATTTAGTTTTTCTATTCTCGAGTAATGGATGGTGTAAACAAAAATATTTCATTATTTTTTATCTCTGGTGTGTCAATTATTTTAAATTTAATGCCATGTATTTGTATAATACTGTATATATGCCTTGTCTTTGTTTTTTAATTTATATTTGGAATAAGATTCATTCAACATACTTTCAGTTAAATCGGTGAACGAATTCACAAATAATATTGGCAAATCTTTAAAATCCTTTAGGGCCAAATGTTTTTCTACAATAGGAATAACACCGAGATAAATTGATTCCCATATTCGATGGCAGTCAACACCATTGCCGGGTGGTGAAATTGCATATTTGTAGCTTTTTAGTTTTGTTAAATACTCCCTAAAAGGAAGTTTGCAAAAATCATAATCAATAAATTTTTTACTTTGTATTATGCTGCTTACCTGTTGGCGTTTACATGGGTTGGTAGATATTTCAAAATTGCAGTAGCAAAGATTATTTTGAAGGACTTCTGTTTCTATGACTTCATTAAGAATAGTCGTATTTCCATGCGGCCATATTTCATTGGCAATTCCTATTGGTATTGGTTTGAGTTTTGAATGAATCACATTACAATTCATCGCGTACCAATTGACAATTCTTGGATCTTCATATATAACTGAATGACTCTCATTAATTGGTATATCAGAATTATGTGTATACAAAATAAAATTATAATCTATCATCGGCATTATGTTTTTATAGAATGCCCAAATATAATCAGTTTTTACAAAAATATTTTTCGGTTTTTGTGATATGTCGATATAGTGCTTATCTAGATCGATATAATCGTCACACATTAATTTAAATTTGTCTCCCGTTATAAACACATTATTCATCACTGTATAGTTCTAGTTGTTTGCTGTGAATATGGAGGTTTGCGATTGGTATCAATTTATTGTCGTATAATGCGTAAGGTTTTTGATTTTCGAATATGATTTTTATATTGTTGTCTATAATGTTTTTGCCAACATAATGGTTTGAGTCACAGAATCCTTTGGGGTGCCCGTTGTTTGTGCCTCCTATGTACTGCCCATATGAGGCACCATCGAATAATATTTCTAGGTCATTAAAATGGTCATCACCTATCTGAAAAGGAGATGTTGGCAGGTAATCTACTATATTTTGGGTTCCTCTGTATATTAAATCGATCATCACCATTTCAGATATTGGCATGAAATATGGGACAATATTATTTGCATATATTAACTGCTCATCCGTATGTAATAGTTTTATTAATTTTGAAATAAAATGGTCTAAGTGTATCAACGAATTACAATAAACAAATCCCGCCGAACTAATATGCGGGCCTACTCTGGTGAAGTACACTGATGGCTGTAATTTTTTGAGCATCATCATGTCAGAGTATATTAAATTGTCATACTCCATGTGGATAAATTCGTTAATGTTATTTCTCTTACAAAAATGATACAGTACAAATAAACGTATCAATGTTGTGAACCAAAACGCATTTGTTGATTGTGATGGATATTTTTCTTTGCAGATTGTATATAGTTTTTGTATGTCATGCTGCATGTATTTCGTGACGTATTGATCATCAACGATAATCGGATCACATAGGTATTTTTTGCATTGGTCGATGCATATATTTGCGTAGGTGGGCAATTCGTCATACGTATAGTCGTATAACATTCTATCGTTAATAGGTAATTTATGAGGCGATAAATGTATTAAAATTACTTTCATTTGCTTTTAATTATTACCACGTGTGAGAAGGTATGCACCAAGAATGCATATTAACAATATCATATTTTTCTGATGACCCTCTTTGAATTAATTGTAGGATTTCATCAAGAGACCAGTTAGTATCGTACGGATCTGATTGGAGTTTGCCCGTACTTAAATATTTTAACCTTTTTGGTTTATATAACCCAGGGTAAAACATTTCAACAAAATTACCATATAATTCAAATTCAGACAGGTGGCAATTATGTGAAATTATATCGTAGCTCTTTTCAATTATTTGTTGTGGTGTTAAATTTACATAATTTACTAGGTGTTGAATAATATTTTTGTTAAAGAAACCGATATCGCCAATATATGTATGTGTTGCTTTTCTATCCAAATTGAACATTTTTTTATTGAATTCAAAATATTGAGGCTCACATTGATCATATCCGTAATACCATATCGGCCTATTTTCTTCAAATAATTCCAGACGATTTGTAATAATAGCGTCGCAATCAATTGTCATGTAATATTCTGTTTTTGTAACGTTTTGGAAGAGTTTCAAAAATTGTTGCAGAATCCAATTCGGTCTAAATTTCCATTTTTGTGGTGTGACATATGGCAGAATTTCACGATCCAAATGATAACGGATATCATACTCGCCTGTTTCAAATATTGGTAAAATTGGTGTGGGTGTACAAATATGAATTGTTGCAATATCCGACACATTTCGTAAAAGATATTTAATGACTAGTCTAGACCTGAAAAGATCTTTTGGTGCTATTGGTAAAAATACGTCAATCTTTTGAGTCATATATTTGTTTGAGTTTAATTTTCAATTCACCTAGACTTGGTATCGGGATATTATTGACTTTGATTTGGTGTTTGTTGTAAAAATATTCCCATATTTTATGACTAATATCCGATCTGCTGCCGTCTGGCCTATCTGCAGCCATTCGGCTTATTGCATTTGGATTGTTCATTATAAAATTATCTGCATTGACTATATCTGCGAACCACCAAAACAATGAACTATAATTTTCTTTTGATTCTCTATAAGCCATGTCAACATCAAAAGCATCCCTCATATTTGCGTCATACAATCCTGTGTTTAAAAATGCAGAACGATGATGATATGTGAACTCGTTACACATATTTTGGTAAAACGCGATACTTGCGCCGGTTGGGTAGTCAATTATTACTTTTGGCGTTCGATTATGTGCTGCACCTGATCCAAAACTTATGCTTGTGAAGCACAAATATTTTAGTCCTGTTTTTTTTGAAGCATTAATATATTCATCAAATATATTAGGATTTAAAATGATCATATCATCTTCGATAATAAAGATATGCTCACATCCTTGCTCGAGTAGATGGTTTACACATTCATTTCGACACGCGGATGGATATTTATTTTGTGTATGTTGAATCCACTCACCTGCGTAATTATTTTGGTATTTATCGCCCCCGTTTACAGTAACTAGGCAATCAATTTTATCAAGTGGCAAAGACTCATATAGTGCTTTATAATAAGATTCTGAATTATATGTTGTAATGCCAACTCCTATTTTATCTTTCATAATTATTTTTCATTTTATTGTTTGGCTGTCATTTACGCTTACATCGTACTATATTCATCATTCATTCTGCTTTTTATATCATCATCAATACTTTTCATAATGTCATCAAAGTCCAATGTTGTTACACCGTTGGTCTGTGTTTTATAAGGAGATAAAGCATTAAAAAGATCCGACAAGTCGATTGCCTCTTGTGGTGTATAGAGATTTGATATGTTTATATTGTCTGGATCATTTTCAAACGATTTCAACAACGCATCAGATGTCTCTTTCGTAATGCATGTATTATCACTATCAACAATGATGTCTACTAATGACTGTGGTATTTCTAAATGTGTTTTAACAGCATCAGTGTCTGCTTGTAATAAATTTGTATTCATGTTTTGTAAAATTAACTAACTTGTCTATATATTTCAACTAGTGTTTGAAGTATTCTTTGTTTCTTGGGTGCCTCCTCTGATAGCTTATCAACTATTTCTTTGAAGGTCTTTTCGATATCAATAGGATCAAAATCTTCATCGATATCATCGAGCGTAATAGTTCCAGATGATTGATACTCAAAATTCAATTCAATGGGTTTCAGTGCTGATATTTGCGATTGCATCAACTCAATATCTGAAACAGAAAGTTCTTCATCTATCTGTATACGAATGAAGTTATTTGCTATCGCTGATCGATATTCAGCAACATTCTCGCGTATAGCCGAACTTTTAAATTTCAGATGCTTTGGTGATATCTTATTTTCTATCGCTCTTGCTTTGCCATCATTAATATCAAGTACCCAAATATACTTTGGTGTGTATGCCTCTCCCCAGCTCAATTCCATTGGAGATCCTACGTATATGATACGTCCGTTGTCATACTTTCTCATATCAGCCATGTGGAAATGACCTGTTAATACAAGCGGGCACAACGACAATAATTTGGAAGCAGATTCACCATGTTCGCATACCTGCCCTTCTGATATTGTAAAGCTAGTAATTTCAAAATGACCAAACATGATATCACACTTGTCTACCGTATCCATATTGGTAGCCCATGGAACAAATGTTATTTTTTTGTCGTTGTGTGTGATGGTCGTGGCTTCTGATACGACATGTATATTTTCCCAGCCAGTTAGAATGTTTAATGAATTGACATCTGCTCGATCCCGATAAAATGCATCATGATTTCCTGTGACTAGGATGATATTAAAATCTTCAAGAATCTTGAAAAATTCAGATGCAGTGTGCATTGTATTGACACACACTTCTTTTCTATTGTGAAAGATATCGCCACTAATAACAATGTCTTTGATATCTAGAAGCTTATACGTCTTGGACATCCATCTGGCAAATTCTAATGCCAATGTATGCCATAAAGTGCTGTCTCGATAAACACCCAAATGTAAATCGGCAATGACTCCAATACGATCTGAATTAAATTTCATCATCATTCTCTAGTCTTGTATCCTTGCTGTCGTCATAAAAATTGGCAGTATCATTCTCGTAATAGAATTCATTACTATCCGACTCTGCGATCCGCTGCCTCCGAGTTTGATACCAAGCTTCGTTATTTGCTAAATTGGCAAATTGTTCTTCCCTATATGCCTTGAGGGTATTTTGATTTTGTTTTTCTTTTTTAATTCTACCAATAAATGTATTGATTGCAATCTTGGTGAAGTATGAAAATGGGTTGCCAATTTTGATATCATATTTCTTTTTTGAGAGGGCTGATATCATTCGAACAACAGCATCGCCAATCATTTCTTCTTTATATGAATAGTCTTTGAAGTTAGGAAGAAACCCAATTTTAGTAGCAATCTTTTGAACCATATCACCGAGAATATGTGGAATCTCATTTGTTTCGTCTTGATAGTATGCCAAGATCGCATCATGAAACTCTTCCGGCTTTACGTAGAACTCTTTGTTCTTTTTTGCTGGTTTCTTCTCTGGTGTTTCATCCTCAGACTTCTTTGATTTCAATTTTTTCATGGCTAATTTTTTCCTGCTTATAGAGGGATATTCTCTGTTGCAGATGTTTAAAACTATAGCGGGTATTGTCTGCAAAATCAAATAAAATCATTTTTTCTTTGCTATGATGCAAACGACTACCTCTACCAATTGATTGAATAATCCGAATTCTTGATTTGCCCCCGGAACAGAAAAATACATAATGTAAGTTATTGATGCTGATCCCTGTACTGAAAATAGACGACATTGCTATACATATTATGTTGTCTTTCTCTTCCATCATCTTTTGTACCTTTTCTCTTTCCTCGACATCGACTTCTCCTTCAATGAAGTAAATTTCTTTCTCGTTATTAACATCTAAAGACTTTGCTATCTCTAACATTTGCCTGCCATGCTCTTTGCGATTGACAAGCAACAAGCTATTTTTCTTTAGCTTGTTTGCAAAGTTACACATCAATGTATTTCTGAAATGGTTTTGAATTAGCCATTCAGTTTCCTCAAGATATGCTTTGTTTGGTTCTTTAATATCTACGACGATATGGGGTGGATTTTGGTGCTTAATGAAAATGATCTTAGCAATCACATCGGCGATCCATTCATCGCTTCTCATTTCGTGTGCTTCGACTTTAGATAGCACAGGACCTATTTTACCAAGTAATGTCCAATAGTCTAGCAGCGCATCCGGTAGTGTCCCAGTAAAGCCATATCTGTGTATGGTCTCAAATTCATCGATGATCTTTGTGGATGCATTGTCTTTTTTTAACGTATGCACTTCATCCACGATGATCAAGCCAGTATTCTTTTTCAGGTATTGTACTATCTCTTGTTGGCTTTCCGAACGGAGAATTGCTTGGTTGCAAACGATGACCTTGCTCGTTGAATCAAATTCAAAACTACCAGACCATTTGCTACACGAATACTCCAAACCGTATTTAAGAAAGTCTGCATGTGTTTGATTGACTAACCCAATATCGGGTACTAATATTAGAATATGCTTACCATCTAGAGGATTTTCATTTAGTATCGTCTTGATTAACGATGCCATTGTTAAAGTCTTGCCTGTAGCAGTCGGTAAGACAATAATTCCTCGTCCTCTTGGTACAGCTAATTCAACAGATTCTTTTTGATATGGTCTCAGTTCGAATTGATCAAATGCTAAGGCTTGTTTATTTTCTTCAAATTTAAATGAAGGCTTAAGAATGCTCTTTACTTTATCATCCAGGGATACACTAACGGGGAATCCCAACTGAGAAGCCAATTTAACCAGCTCCGGAACTAATCCGATATCAACGACCCCAGCCGAGGTTATTGCATACGTTCTTGTTTTTTTTCTTTGAAATTTGCCACCACGTCGAAGAAACAATTCAGTCTCAACAGATAGCTGTTCTCTTATAATATCAAAGGCATCCGAGTGCAATACCGCTTTATTATTCTTTTGGAATTTAAAATTCAAATAAGCCATTAGGTGAGTTCAAGTTTCATTATCTCTGTAACATTTTTGATGTCGTTAGTCATATAGCGGAAAATAGATTCAACATGCTCGAGATAGTCAATTATGCTTTTTTGGTCTGCGATATCGTCATTAATCTGTTTCATTTGAGGTGACGAATCTATCTTGGTTTTCATTGCATTATTGCTTAGCTGTATGTCAGTCTTTTCTTTCATACGCTTTAACGCGGCCTCTACTAATTGTTCTTTTTGCTGCTCTAATTGATATAAGCTTCTCTTGTGAGCAATGAGTCTTGATACCCATTTGTGTTTAATTGCAGGTAATCTCATTGCTACATCTTTGACGTTGAGTTCGTCGACATGTGCATCTCTTGCTATTTCTTCATCATATTTTGCAATAATATCCATAAGTATAAACGTGGGATCGAAATTCTATTTAGTATACAACACCATCATCGCAAATGCAAATATTATTAGCGAAGATGGTAATACAACTTCAACAGCAGGTGTTGGTGTTAAAGGTGATTATGCACCAGGCGATGCGAGAATGCCAAAAGCACTCTTTAAGGGTAAAATGTTCCGCCGCCAGAAAATTAAGGGTGTATTAGAACCTAAAAAGATGTAAGTCTTTGGGTATGCCAAAGAAGATTTCAACTAGTGCTGCGAAAGCAAAAGGGCGGCGCTTACAAGACTATGTTCGTGATTCATTCCGTGCGATACATAAAGAGCTTGAAGATGATGACATTAAATGTGCGATCATGGGTGAGAGTGGAACAGACATCAAAATGTCTCCAGCAGCAAGGAAATTGATTCCGTTTGACATTGAATGCAAAAATCAGGAGAAGATGAATGTATGGGCTTCCATTAAACAATGCGAAACCAATTGCAATAAAGACCGCATTCCGCTATTAGTATTCAAGCGAAACCATACAAAGACATATGCATGCATTGAATTCGAAACCCTCCTACGACTTATATCGAGGACTTCAGATAATAACAGTCAAGGATCTAGTCTGCAAAAGCCAGAACAAAATACTTAATTTTTTAGACGACTATGGAATTAATGAAAAAAGCCTTCAAGGTGACATTAAAAAGATCGTCCTTCATTGCTGCTTTGAAACTATCATAGATTTATTAAAAACCAGCACCACTACATTGATTGTAGACAATGGGCATTTTGATAATGAAAGTATTGTTAATGTCATAGGGGTGTCTAAGACTGATAAATGTCTTGGCCAATTAAAGAAAGCATTACAGAAAATTTTTAAGACCAAGTATATTGCATATGAGGGAGAAATATCTTTAAATGATATCCCAGGAGAAATTATTGAGCGACTCCAAATCAATAAAAAATTTAATTTCAAAATATTAATTGAATTTTTTGATAGTCTTTCCCTTTCTGGCCTAAAGCGAAAGGTGAACGACAATTTGAGTGTGAGATGTTCCCTATCCACATCATTTAGTAAATAATAATGAAGTATTCATTAAAAGTTTGTGAAATTATGCTCTCTTTGCAATTATTTTTATTTTTTTAAATTTATTTTTTAAAATTACCTTGCATTTAAAAACGCTCTTGCGTAGTTAGAAATAGCTAATGGATAAGTGCTTATCTGGATTAAATTGAAAAATAGGATTTAAAAAAGAGACAAAGAAAAGAGAGCCAAAAAAGATTTCAAAGCATTTAAGGCATACTCTGCTCAATTTGGATAAATATTTTTATGAGTTTCAAATTCAATTCTCTTATAGAGGAAATTTTAAATACCCTCAATGAAGAACTAGGTTCCGCACTTGAATCCCCAGAAGTGACGTCTGCGAAGAAAAAAGCTTCAGAGCTCGAAGCAGCAGCAGCCGATGCAAAGGTAAAACAAAAGGAACTAGAAGCAGCAGATGCTAAAAAGAAAGCAGAAATTGTTAAACAGAAGCTAAGCAGCACACCAATATAACATCATGTCTACTTTCTACAAAACCCTAAGACAGCTTTGCATTGAAAATGTAAACAAGATTTACACAGAACAGGAAGACACTGCTTTACCTGGAATGCCTCCAGAAACAACACAAGGAGTTGAATTACCTCCAGATACAGCAGACCAAGAAAAAAGAGGAATATATAATGCTTTGCAAGTAGCTGCAATGGGTCTTTTATTTGACCCTACACATGTATCAGAACCAGACAAGGCTACATTATCTCGTTTGGCAGAAGAACCTTTTAGTGATTTCAATTATAGAACCATTGAGGGTATTCTGAATAGTTACCTCGATTAATCCATTACTGGAGTCAATCCAGTCTTGAGATCATGTTCTGCAGGGCATAGTGGTAATTTTTCTACAGACTCCATAACGATATCTGGTGCAACGATATCACCAAGCGATAGTACTGCATCAAGAGACACATCAGAGTTTGCTGTGGATAGAACCGGATCTCCCACAGTCAAAGAACTAAAATCTACTCCTTTGAACTTTTTAGTAATGTCAGGAACATACGCAGCGGGTTTGGCTAGTTTTGCTTGGGAAGCATTCATTCCAACGGCATCTGTTCTCATCTCTGCACTAGTACCATAAAGCTGCAATGGTACGTTTTTGAATAAGTGGAAGTGAGGTCTTGTGTAGACTTGAGGTTCTTCTGAGGTTCTACCATAGATAGGAATATCTTCTTCAGTAACAATCTCTACACCAAATAGATCATAACCAAATTTTGTACCCTTGCGAATGTAACCAATTTCAATTTCAGGAACAATATGAGCAGCAGTCACCTCTGTTTCCGTTGATTGATATTCGATAGGAGCACTAATATGTTGGACATATAATTCACCTTCTACATAGGCACCACCTTTGGTGATGATATTTTTATCTACCTCTAAGTTCCCACCTACATAAACAGCAGCAACTCCATCTTTGCCTTTAGGAACCAGGCTAATGTTGTCCGCAGTAATATGCGCACGACGCCCACCATCAACGTATACTTCATTATCAGAAGACACAACCAATTGCTTGCCTGTTATAGTTGTGACGGAACCACCGATATCAACTGCACCTGTAGTCTTGATGGAAACACCACCAGATCCCACAAGCATGGAACATTTATAGCCACAGGTTAAATTGAATGATCCAGTAGGTGGCGCATCAACGTGAACCTTTTCTACCAATGGAGTAGCTGCTAATCTTTGGTAAGCAGTGCCGGGTGAAATTTTGACACCAGCGGGCGATAATTTACCAACAGGGTCTACTCGATATGATTGGAAATCATGCATCTCAGAACCAACGACAACAACATGATTCTTTCCATAGTTAATAACGGCGTCTGCAGTATTTCCTAATTGCTCTTCATATGGATACATTTGTGTCTGGAGTGAAACCAACGCACTCGTCATATCAGCTTTATCAGAATTTCTCGCCCATGAACCATCTTGCGTCGAAGGGCTCTTGCCCGTACCACCACAAGTTAAACAGATCTCTGTTGGGATGGTAGCAACGCCATATCCTTTTGGAAATGATTTTAGGCTGGTCTCCGTTGGGCACTTGATATCGAACATCGATTGGGTCACTTCATCTGCAACATTTTCAAGAGCTGCGTATGCTGCTAGATTACAAGTAGGACATGCAGCAAATGTACCGGATTGCCCGCCGGCACTATCAATAATTGAGCGCTGTATTTCAAAAGGGAGATTATACTTTTTATGGAATTCTTCCATCAATCTCTTGATAGACGCAGCAGGTGCTTTGTGATTTTTGGGATCACCAAACGTAACTCTATAAGCTCCTTTGATAATTAAATCGTAATCACCACCGACATACTCAGAGCGATGGCCATTGACTGTATAGAACGCGTCATTTAACACAAGACGTTGATCGTTATTCGCAGCAAACTCAACAGTAGTGTAGTTATTGAATTCTTTATATGAACCGCTAAAATGAGTTAAATTGAGGATCTCGCGTTCAACTGTATTGACGAATGTCAGAGCGCCTCCTCTTTGCACCAAAGAGTACTTGCTTCGATAAATCATATCATCTTTGCTTGCTGCGTATTCTTTATCCTCTCTGCCTATTCCATTTTCAAATTTACCAGGATAATCAGGTGACGCTCCGACAGATGTAGCATCGTTATGGCTATCATATATGCCCTTCCAGTCTTCTTGACCATATGATACAGCAAAGATCACTGGCTTCATAGGATCACCATTTTCAAAGAAAACCCACACGTGAGCACCTACATTAGGAATAGCAAACGACCCCGCAGCAGTATTTGAATATGGCATTGGTCTATACGAATTGCTATAAGGATTTGTATATCGATTTAATTGAGTAGGACCACTAGTAGCAAAGGCATCGAAAATAGGTTTGTCTTGATATAACTTGGCAGGCTTATTCCCAAGAACATATTTGTCATCCACCAGCGTCGGATATGATTTGCCTTTAGTTTTAGGCAATCCGTCGGTTCTTGATAAATTGTCAAGCGTTGTTGGCAAGATGTCTTTCCATTCGCCAACCTCTTTGCGAGCATCATTTTGTTCCTCAGTGCTTCTGTCACTAACAAAATCTAATCCTTCTGACAAATATTCAGATTTATCAGATATAGATCCACGATCAAGTACAGAATTGTAGACACCAGATGTATTACCAGAGCCAACTACTGGCATAGCCATTTCAGCCCACGGCAAAAATAATCTTAATTGTTCTATAATATTTGCATTGAGATCCGTAAAAGTATTTTTACCAACAAAATTAAACTGCTTATTCTTCTGGCTATTATTCCAACCATCATATACAGTCATATCAACATGTGGAACCCATACCTTAACACGACCTCTTTTAAGTGGGTCATTGTTTTGTATGACAATTCCAAGATAGTTTCTAATATACTGTTTTTTCATTATGATTGAATATATTTACCACTTACGTTGTCATCATTAAATCGCTCCAAATATGCGTATAATATTTTATTGCTAACCAAATTACTTCCTTTTTTGGATCCATTAGGATCGACTTCAGTTAAAATTCCTTCAATATCAAATTTATAAAGAAGAGTCACTTTACTTTGATCCATACGAGATACCAATGGAGTCAAATGATCCATCATCTTAAATCGATTTTTATATCGTTTTTTGGTATTACTAAGAATACTGCTTATAGCCGCGGACACTCGGGTTGCTTTTAATGCATCGTTGTTCAACACCAACCCATGTGCGTCGCCAGGGTTATAAGAAGATTTAACTTTGCCGTATGTCTTTTCTGGTAGAGTCTCGATGAACAAAGCATTAACAGAAGCATTTAATTTATCAACCCATTCATTAACCTGTGGTAATTGTTGCTGGATTACATTCAAGGGCATAACTGCCGGTATAGCTGGATCTGTGCCATATACTAATCCATTGAATTGCTCTCGAGTAGTAAAAGTATGAGTCTTGGATTGATTTTGCAACTCAGTAGAAGACGCATCTGACGAGAACATTGCAATTGTTGCCACAGAAGGAGAAATAGGTTGGTGCATTTCATTGCCAGACACCAAGCTTGCTATCTCCGGATGAATGTTCTCAATTTTGCGTACAAAGTAACGCAGCTGTGCTGCCGACATTTTTGGGTAGATAAGTTTGCAAGGTCTTGTATTGACCCTCACATTTTCGCAGTATCTTTCGTTTGCATCTGGATTGCCCTCTTCCGTATGCAGCTTTTTGTCATAGCATGCAATTAGATCAATACTATTTTGTGTCTGCAGGAACCATCGTATCTCATCAATGACTCGAGCTTCTTGACGTGTGATATTAGGATCAGGGCTTACATAGACGTAAAATTCTTCGTCTTGTAGATATTCGCCATCATATGTGGATGCAACCGTAAATGCCATACATTTAATTATGGCGTAGGCTCTGGCCAACCCTCTGTATTTAATTCATCAGGATCAAAATCTTGTGCAAGTGGTTTTAAATTCTGATATGAGTGTGTCTTGACACATGTCATCTCATTCATATAACCAGTCTTGTAAAAGATATGGCTAATTTTAACTACAAACCATTGCCCAAGCAAACGATTATCAAAGTCTATATTAGGAAATCCAGCCATTAAATCAATACCAATAAATCGTCCAGATCCTCTCGAAGTCAGACCTCTTGCAGTAAACGTAATACTATCGTTCAATTGAATCATCGACTCTACTAGCTTATTCCTGCCAGAAATAAGCCGCCCATTCCGAGTAGGATTCATATTATACTCAGGCTCTACTGTATATGATTTCGACTTCTTGTATTTATTAAGCAACACCAATGTGTTGGTTTCCGTGTCGCCTAATTGCTTCAAATGCTTGGTCATTTTGCCGGCAACATATTTTTTAGCAACAGATGGAGTATTCCACGTAATATCCCAATTGAATTGACCAGATCCATGACTGTAATACAGCTGTGGCTTGATTAGATATGCACGGGAGTTATCAATACCACTAGATTGTGAATATTGATAGTTAAAGATCACACTCTCAGTATATGACTTGGTATTAAAATAATCAGGCGACTTCAGTGTGAGCATTTGTTTATCATGGTGGCCTTTGTATTGCAGGAAAAAGTTCTCCATGAAGAAATCGGTTTGTGCTTTTTCGTAATATTCAGACAAAGGCAGGAAACTAAATTTGTCATTTTGTTTAGAGCCTAAGACACCTTCTTTGCGAAAAATCATTGGCGAAAAATCTGTATCTTCGTCACCAACAGAATTACTAATCAAATACTCCAAATCGTCTGCTAGAAAGTTTTGGCTAGGCGAAGTATAAAAGAATAGATGTTCTTTACTAGTCTGTCTCCATAGGTCGCGATCAATACGACCAGCAAAATTGCATATATTTGGATCCTCTAAAAATAATTCAAGATTCTCATCTGCTCTTAAAGATCTTTCATAATTAGTTAATTTGAATTTTTGTTCTTTAGACATTCCATTGAATTTAGAATGCATACCGCTTGACCACGCCAAATTTTTATCAAGCATCATTTGATACTCAAGATCCCAGAAATACAATTTTTTAATTTTGAGCTGATTATTATTAGAGACAATATCTTCAACATCATACACAACAAATTTGTGCTCAATTAAAAAATCATCAGACAGGTCTTTAGGTTTAATTGAAACGATGAGCTGATCGTAGCAATCAAATCGATATTTGTAAAAGAATACAGGATCAACAGGGTTGCCACTTCCGTCTGCCGGCGCAGATCCTCTTTCAAAGATTTCATCGTGATTTGCATACACAAGGTATCCATTGGAATACCATTGAAAGAAATCATCTTCAATAACCAACTCTTCGATTAAATTTGGATTAAATTCATGGATAATAGTTTCAGCATCATTTTTATTCACTAAAATGACTCTGAATGTATATTCTTTACCTCCTTTATTATAGTATTGGTTATCCATTGGCAAATGATAGTTGATCTAATAGCTGAGACATATAATTGAGTCGAAGCAAATATATTCGAGAACCTATTGTAGGTTTAACAAAGGGATTATCAATTTTATTTAAAGTACAAATAACCCACCATACATTAATATTACCGTAATATTTATAAGCAATATTCGTATACGAATCACCCGGCTTTATTACATATGGCTCAAATATTTCATAGTCATCTAGATTATCTGCATTGAGATTGATTCTCTTGAGGATATTAAAAAACACAAACCCATCATCATCTTCATACTTGTTAAACAAGGAAGACATTTTGTATATATCGATATTTGTTTTGGGTAGTTTTTTCATCTCGGGTATTTTTAAAATCCACCATAGTTTATAGCACTAGATGGATTACGGACACCAGCAGCACCAGCGGGGCCTCTATTTGCTTCAGCAAATGTCTCAGCACTCCTTTCAACCCCGTTCACGACAATTTCACGAGTGCTCTGCGACGTAACTTCAACTCTTTTATCTGCCTCTGTAATCCAAGATAATAATTGTCTTGATTCAGCAAAAAGATCCTCCATTGTGATTTCTATTTGATACGCCTCAGGCATTATTATTTCCCCACCGGACGAACCCAAAAGTTCTTGCGGAGAATACTTGCGCATTTGCCCAAGCATGGTAACGCTGATATTTTTCATGATAGATGCCGGTGAGTATCTAACACCCGGTATTTCTACCTTATAAAGTGCTGGAGCATCTTGAAGAATAAGATTGCGTCGATTATAAGAATTATTATAAGTCAATAAAGTAACAAGAGCCCAATTTTGCTGTGTGCTTTGCAAGCTCATCGTATTATGAAGTATAATACTAAAATTGTATTCTGCAACACCCTGTGAACCCTTCCATTGCTTTGGAAATTCGACTCCTAATTCACTACCAGTGAAAATACTACCAGCAACAGCGGCGCCCTTTGCAATGGTAGCAACCTGGTTCAGCCTATTCTGTAGTCCTTTTTTATTATCAGTCGAACTGCCTTCGGCTGCTGATTTTTCTTGTGAAATGGCCGCCGAAAATTTATTTTTAACTATAGAGTTTGTCTCCCATTCATTGGATTTACTCCTTAGTGAAGATGTAAAATAGGGCAAGATATATGTATTACCTGTTGGCTTTGCGTTGTATAAAGATTTGTAGTAATCAAGCGACTCACCAACAGACCTAAATGAGCCAATTGCATTTTCAATTAGTTTTTCAATACCTGCTATAGTTTGACTTCCAGTTGGCTGATATTCGGTTAGTCGTATGCTAGGTACTCTATTGCGTGGTATTTCTTTCGAACCATCAAATACAGCCCAATGAAAGTCTTTAACCACATCAATTTCCCCCAATTCTCCGATGTATTGATAAAGAGGATCAGACGGTGTTCTTAGTTGGCTTAGAATTCTATTGTGTAGTGATTTGTTTTTCATTTATATTATGGCATGATTGAACCGCCTCGAATACGATTCCACGATGATATTCTAAATTCATAAGCAGGGTCTCTAGATCCTCCAAACCCGCCACCGGACTCGCCACCGGCATTAACGACAACAGACGTATCGCCACCACCACCTGACGGCGT